CTTCTCTTATCTCATTACCTATTCTCCTCCTCATCTGATTACCAGTCTCATGATTTGGATCAACAGTAGGCCAAGAGGATCCTAAGATCCTTTTAATATCTTCTTTAGTATAACCATTAGGATGCATTCTCTATCACCTCCCGATCAGGAATAATATTTAAGTCACCTACAATACCACCTATAATAATAAAAGCAGTAAGTACAGCACCAGCACCCCAGACCCATTTCTCAAGTGCTCTTATCCTTTCTCTTACATCTTCATTTAACTTTGTTATTCTTTCATCTGTTCTATCAATTCTTTTATGAATCAATTCCATTCTACGAGTAGCATTCTCTAGAGTACTATTAAGGACAGCAATCTTTACATCCTGTTCTGAATCCTTTTCTGTAATGTCACTCATTGTACAGTCTCCTTTAATGATGCATCATACTCTTTTTGAACTTTCCTTACTTCTTTCTCATCAACGAGAATAAATTTACCAGAGAATTCTTCAATCTTCATATTCTGATATTCAAGTGGCCATTCTACTGTGCCACTTTCATATCTTTCCTTATACTTATCTAACAGCATCTCACACTCTTCTTTTGGAAGACACTCATGTATTAACTCTGAATTAAATCTAATACTATACATTACTTATCTTTCCAACCACCTGCTTTTAACCAGTTATTATAGTGTGGATTATCCCAGTTGTCATTAATCTCATAAGAAGGAATTACAACCTCTTGAATATATCTTCTATTCTCTTCAACAAGTTTTACCTTGGCATCAATTTGAGCACCCCACCAAACTGCTGCACCTAATTGTGCAGCTAAGAATGTAAGCACTGGTATTGGAATGTTTTTCATTTTTCAGCAGCATATAATGCAAATGTAGAAGTAGTTATAACAGTCATCATGTTAGCAATATGTTGTTTAACATCTGAATCACATACCTTACCAGGCATAAAGCATCCAAATATAGTTGCTCCTACTATTGCTAACTGAAAGAAGATTACAAACCTGATGAGGTCTATAACCCTATCTTTACTACCTAAAGGAGGATTGCTCCTATTACGAATCCTTTTGCGAATGCCAAACATAGCATTTGATAATCTGTTAACTTGAACTTGTCTTGAAACTTTTTTGTCAATCTCTTATCCCACTCTTTTATATTGTGGGCAGTACTTTTTATCTTACTGAATAAAAATGTTGATGAATCTGCCATAATAATCTCTACTGAGGTACTTGTTTTTTATAATCTTGCTTCGGAACTGTAAGACCCTTTACAGGTCCAGAACTCTTAGGCCAATTATTAACTAATTGTATATATATTTCTTCTCTTACTACCTGTCGTATTTGTTCTATACGTGCATCCTCTCTCTTCTGAGGACCACCTTGCATCTTATCAATCTGATAGTTGCCACCAACAATTGTACCAGTTCCAAGAACTGCTACTGCTGTACCTGTAGATGCAATCTTTTGTATATCCATTAGGTTAATTCTTCTAATTTATATAGACTAATAAGTTCTAAGTTTGCTTCTTTCATAGCAGCATCAGCTTCACCATCTTCTTGTCTGTCTATGATACTAACAATACGATCAACAACATAACCAGCATCTCTAAGTTTCTCTACTGCTTTAATAGCAGATCCACCTGTAGTAATTACATCTTCTAAGACGGTAATCTTTGTTCCTTCTGGTGGTAATGGTCCTTCTATCCATGCCTGTGTACCATGACCTTTAGGTTCTTTACGAACTATTAATCCATTAAGTAATCTACTATCTAAAGCAGATACTAATGCAACACCACTCACTAAAGGATCGGCTCCTAGAGTAAGACCTGCAACATATGAAGTATCTACATGCATTAACATTGATAAACTAGCAAGTGTAAGTCCTCTTCCACTTAGTGTTACTGGTTTACAATTAACATAATGCTCACTACTCTTACCAGAAGAAAGTTTAAATTCTCCTTTCCTGTAAGCATTCTTCTTTAATAATTCAAGTAATTCTTCTTTCATTTGGTAAACCTCACTCCTTCACAATTTGATTTTGAACAGTAATAACGACCTTCAGGGTCAGTTGGTTGAGTTAAATATTCCGTTTCCTTTACCCATTCTCTCAATGCTTCTAACATAATTCCTTTAATCCATTTTCTAATCATTTGAATCCCTCATAAATTGGTTCTTCGTCATCTACACTATGTTTAAAATGTTCAGTATCAAAATATGATACTCCTTTTTTACCCTCCCTAACATCTAATACTTCATTAATAAGTATCTTCAACTCCTTAACCATCTCTGGTGTATGTAATCTAGTAGGTCGGATAATAGCACGAGGTAAAATTGGTTCCCCATTTTCATCATGAGGATAAATGTTATCACTACCACCAGGAATAACAGGTCCACTCATCCCTTGGGTATCAATCTTATCAGTCATTTAGTTTGCTCCGATACTATCGCTTTTAATTTACCATCCTTATCGACAGTAATGTTTATATCATGCTTAAGATCAGTATCATTCTCCATGATTCTAATGTCTATTGCACCACCTTCACCATAGCAGAACATAATAAATCTACTATCCTTTATTTCCCACTTATCAGGATTCTTAGCATGTTTAAATACAGGATTTGAGTTTGGGCCCTCAAATCCTTTTATCCAATTAATCATTCAATTAATGTGCCAAATGATCTACGTATCTCACGTAGTTCTTCAAAGTCTTTCTTCTTAGTTCCACCATCATACTCCCATGCATAACCCTCCGTAATCATTTGTTCGTTCAAGGAAATAGTATCCTCACCAACATACAACCAACCAAGAAGCCTACCATACTTCCCCATGCCACCGACAAGTTCAGTTCTAATAGTGAGTTCTTCATCCCCATTAATAGTATCCTCCAAGTGTTTCTTCATCCAATTAGTAGCATCTATTCCCAATGCTTTCTCTTCGAGATCCCTCGTTCTCTTCTCTGGCGTATCAACTCCTGCAATTCTAACTCTTTCTTTCTTGAATAGATCAAAACCGAGGTCAATAGTAACATCGATAGTATCACCATCTAAAACCTTGTCTATTGAAACTACTCGAAAGTTATAGCAGGACTTCCTGCTTGGTGGAACCATTGCTCCCATTCTTAAACTCCAAGTATAGTTCCTTTATTTAGGATAAAATACTTTGTCTAATTTCACTTGCATGATTGTTATGCTCACACAATTTATTCATCCATATTCTTTCATCAAGGGTAACTTCCCCATCAGTTGAAATCATCCTACAACAAATATCTATTATCTTATTTCTATACTGTGTACTTAACATCATCGTAAACAATCAACGGCTGCTGGTAGTATAGCATACTCCATCAACTGTATACGTCTTGTTAAAGTTTTTAACGTATCATCAGGTTCAATAGGAACCCTTCTCTGCAATATTATTGGGCCATCATCTAATTCTTCATTCACAAAATGCACTGTACATCCTGTTTCAGTTTCTCCTGCTTCCATTGCCTGTTCTATAGCATGTAAACCCTTGTACTTAGGAAGTAATGAAGGATGTAGATTAATTACCTTATCTGGAAAAGCATCTAATAATTTATTTGTAACTATTCTCATCCACCCTGCCAATATAACCAAGTCTACATTCCATGCTTGAAGCAACCTAACAATCTCAAACTCATCCTCAGATTTAATATAGCAATGAGGAATACCAAACTTTGCTGCTCTCTTCTTTGCTCCACAATCTTTTTTATTGTGAATCATAATCACAACTTCATCTCTATTACAGGTACGAACTATGTTTTCAAAGTTAGTTCCGTTCCCAGAACACAGGATTCCTAGTCTCATATTCCGAAATAAATTATAGGTAATATTGTATCCTATTTAACCTTTTTCGTCATCCCCCTCATCTTGATCTTCTGATATATAATACTCGTATTTCTTAAACTTAATTCCGTGTTGTTGTAAAAGGAAAATCTTTGTTTCAGTCATTTCCTCACTATAAAAAATGATAGGTTGTCTTGTACAGTCCCCACTCATTTTTCTGCCTCCTCCTTTACGACAGTCTTATAGTATCTCAGTCTTGATTGTAATATCAAAACTGTATCTTGAAGCTTCTTATTCTCTGCTTCTAGATGTTCAATTTCCTCTTGATAAATGTGAATCATACTTTCCAACTTAAGGTTTTCATCATGAAAATACCCCCAACCATCATTGTATGTCATAAATTAATTTTAGAAAAGGGGATTATTAAGTATTTAAACACTTAATATCCTCTTTATCTTTACATTTCTTAGTTATTCAATCTCTTCTACACATGCATCACTAAAACTTTCTGCCAAATCTCCACCGATTTCTGCACCTTCATTCATGCCAATCATCGAAGCAGCACCTGCCAAAACCCAACCAACAAAAGGTATAGAGGAGAGACCAGAACCAACAGAAGCACCAACGCTCCCACCGACCATCCTTCCTGT